CTTCAGAAGCATGTGGACATGGCAATAAGTTCCACGTTAAACCTTCCAACATGGGAAGGTGCTGTCAGCGAAGACAGAGTGGCAGACTTCGCTAAGATTGTAAGGAAGTATGCCAGTGGATTAAGGGGTCTAACCTGTTACCCGGATGGTGCCAGGGGTGGACAACCAATAACACCTGTTCCTTACGAAGAGGCTCACTCCAAGAAAGGAGTGATCTTTGAAGACAACAGTGAGGAGCAATGCCTATCAGGAGTTTGTTCCCTATGATTGACGTTACGATAGATGATGATGCGCTGTCTATGCTGAAGCAGACCATAGATGATCGAATGGAGTACAAGAACAAGCACAACATCAAGAGTATGCGGATCTCCAAGAAGGAGACTGACAAGCAGGTGTGGCTTAGAGGGTTGCGTGGTGAGTACGCACTGTCTAAACTGCTGGGGATCTCCAACAAGGGATCTCTCCGACACTCAAAGGGTGGTGACCGTGGATTTGACTTCGCTGTAAACGGAACCACCATCGAGCTGAAGACAACTAAAGGGTGGAACCTGATTGTCCAGAAAGATTACAGGAGACTGAAGGGTGATGTGATTGTCGATGCTCAGGACATCGCACCTGACACCATCCGCTTTAGGGGTTGGGCTACTAAGGATGAATTCTATGACAGATGTCACCAGGCAGACTTAAAGTACAAGGATGCCAATGGCTCTACCACCAGAGATGTGATGAACCCCGAAGACCTGAACCCAATGGAAACATTAGAGGAACATTTACATGCTAGAAAAGACACCGAGATGGGAGAACCGGAAGTACCTTGATTGGGTGGCGACACTCCCTTGTGCTCACTGCCAATCAGAGGATGAGACTATCGTTGCCCACCATCTTAAACATCGCTATGCACCGTGGTCTGGTGGCATATCGTACAAAGCATCCGACTGGTTGACGATGCCTTTGTGTTACTCGTGCCATGAGAAGGCACACACCGGAGAGAAGTCAGTCGTAGACTGGCAAGCACAACTTATCTTTAAGACTTTAGACAAGGCTTTCAGGGATGGTATAATAAATGGATGATCAGAAGATGGAAGATTCAAAGCTGTTCCTTGCAGAAACTGATGAAGAGTTTGCCAGGAAGTCAGCCTATGTTAAGATGGCTCCGTTCTATACGAAGATCATCAAGGCTAAATACTTTCTGGAAGCATACGGAACAGTGGCAGAAAGGGAGTCCAAAGCGTATGACTCGAAAGAGTTCCGTGAGTACATACGAAAGCTGGATGAAGCAACCGTAGAGGCAGATGTGCTCGAAGCAAAGAGAGAGTCAGCCAAGCGGGAAGTAGATATTTGGCGAACACTTAGTGCAAACCGTAGAAACGGATAGGAGATACAATGGCACAATATGAGCAGAAGGATAATGATGGAGCAGCCTTCCCGGTTGAATCAAAAACGGAAGACTGGCATGATGATTACTCAGGTAAAATCATGGTGGAAGGGAGCATGTACTGGCTTGGTGTGAGGGATATGAAGTCCAAGGCTGGGAAACCCTACCTCAAACTGAAGGTAAGACCCGTGAACAGCGGTTCTAGTCAGTCCCAAGGGGGCGACCTACCATTCTAGTAAAACCCCGTGACGGTCAATACAGGAGCTCTTATGACTGAATACACAATACGCTATCACACTGGTGATAAGGTGCTCTTGGAGTACGATCACGCTGCCCACAGCTATGTGGTGGATGAGCTGAAGATCCCCAATGTCACCACCCTCATAGATGGGGTGTTCCCTAAGTACCTAACAGAGTGGGCTGCTAGGTGTGGTGCTGATTACTGGAAGACCCACAGTGATGAAGTGGAAGACATGTATCACGGCATCATCCGCGCACATAAGGAGGTCAGCGGTGCTGCCAGGGATATAGGGCATGAGACTCACTACTGGATAGAGGAGTACATCAACAGTGCCATCAAGAATCCCAACGAGGTTGACTGGAAGTTAGGTGCGCTCAGTGACAAAGCAAAGAACGCAGTCCAAGCTTTCTTAAAGTGGGAAGCCTCCCATGATATTGTGTGGTTGGGCAGTGAGAAGAAGGTCTACTCTAAGGAGTATGACTATGCTGGAACCATTGATGCGATAGCCATGATCAATGACAAGTATTGCATTGTGGATTTCAAGACAAGTGCAAAGATCTATAAGGAAGCTTATGTTCAGTTGTCAGCCTATGCTCAAGCTGTCGAAGAGATACATGGCAGATCAGTAGATCTTGCAGTTGTGTTGAGGTTGGACAAGGAAGAAGACAAGTATCAAGAGGCTGCGTTCATTCCCTCTGATTACTTCCATGTCTTTCTGATGGCTATGCAAATGAAAAAGTTTCAATCAACAAGAATAAAAAAGGAGAAGCTATGAAGGAAGAGAGTTTACTGTGGATGATGCACCACCACCTAGACTCTGCGATAACACTGATGAACATGATCATACAACAGGAGCTTCTGGATTTGGATATTGTAGAATCCTACATAGATGAGATTGCCAAAGGAACCGACACCGTATGGGAGGAACAGGTGTGGAGAAAATACTCAGAGGCTCTTTACTACAACGAAGAGAACACCGGAAATGTCATTAAGTTTAGACCAGAATCAAGGGGCCCAGATTCCTAGACTGATTTAATTTCCTCAACACAGCCAATGGGAAAGGCTGTAATAGAAAAGGGAGTACCCTGTGGATCGTCAGCAGACTGAACCACGCGGGTACTCCCTATTTTTATTTCCCTCTCATCTCTGGATATGAACCACCCCACACTCTGCATGGTGGGGATAGTTACATCTCCCGCTGGTGTCCAGTCAGCAGTTTGTAGGATGTCTACCCAGGTTACAACAACTAGCTCTTTTTCTTTTTCCTGTTCGTTGTCAGCGGTCCCGGTATGATCCACCCGATCACCATTGGAAGTAACAGAACTAAGCCTAATAGCCATCCACCCATTCCAACGAGCTTGCCCAACAGGGTGAAGAAGTTATCCGGTGCTTTGTTGACAACGGTATCTGCGGTGACTGAAATTGGATCACCGGGCTTTTCCGCAGTCAAGGCAGAGGCAGTCGCAGCCATCGCTCCCCCTGCTATTGTCGGTACAATCACACCCCCCGGTAAGACACTCGTTACACCAACAATTGCGGAGGTCGCTGCCCCCGTCATCAGGCTGCTTTTTAGACTGCTGCATCCTACGATACCTAGCAAGCAAGCCAGAATCAGGCAAGAACGTACATAACGATCATAAGAATTATTACTGCCCATAATGGCTTCTCCTCTACGTGCTTCCAGATGGTCTTAATTATATTCATATTGTCTCCGTTAGTCTAATTGAAAGCTTGATCCGCACCCGCAGGAATGTGACCCTGAAGGTGGTGTGAATTTGAATGATGGCTTGAAGGGGTCATCACTCCAGTCCATTTCCGCATCCCCCAATAAGTCAAGAGAGACAGGATCAGAGAAGATTGAATCGGATAGCATCTGTGCATCCGAAGGAACCTCTGAAGTTCCCTTTAGTTTTATCTGATAACCAGAGCAGCCTCCACCCTCCAAGCATACCTCAAGATAGCCCTCTCCTTTGAGGACTTGATCTACCTTGCTCTGCGCTGCTTCTGTTATTATCATTTAAGTAAGTTGTCAAAGTCTTTTTCATTTTCTATGTATAATGCGGAACCGTGCCTTCTCTTTACATTGAAGGAGATCCTTTCTCCGGTTGACTTGTAGAATCCTGGACCCCTCCATTCACGTAGTGCCACATCAACCTCTGGTGTGAACTTTGGATTCTCATCCACGATTCTTCTGCCTCCTATCCACATCAGTCAAGTATCTTACGCACCACTTCTCTTCCCTCCCAATTGTCTTCGACTTCTACCTCGTGCTTCTCGCAAGCGTAACGGGTATTGGTGTCAGCATTATCTTTCCATCCGTTCCGACTTAGCGTTCTTTTCATGGCGAGGCATCCCGGCACCCCCATCTCTACCCACTCTCCTTTCTCGTTCTCATGGTGACCCATGAACTCAATGAGATTACCATTAAGGAATAGCATAAGAACAAACATTATTTTAATAGTCATCGTGCGCTTCCATTGTGTGCCTTTAGCTCTGCTACATTATCCTTGAGTATCTCCACCTTCCCCTCAAGCGTTTCTATTCTTTGCCTGTAGAAGTCTAGGGTGAGTGCTTGTTGTTGGTCAAAGGGGGCTTTGCCTGTTTCAATGTTGTGGAGAAGTTTGTCGAACTCCCCCGATAAGTGTTCAATTAACATGAACTGTTCACTGTCTGCGGGCAGACTCCCGAGGTTACCCCGAGGCCACTCTCTCGAAAAAATTGTGTTCTCTGATACATCTGACTGCATGAGAATGTAATTTGTCTCAATGGTATTCAGTCTTTCAATGATACCGAAGTAAGCCCAGACCCCAACCCCAACAGATGCAATCAGTGAGATCAGATTGCGAACAGGCATAGCGAATTTAGTCTTATCGCTTACATCAATCGCATCGCTCATCGTTCGCTCAGTACCGTATTAAGGTGTTTGATTTTATCTGATACTGTACCTGTTAAAATGAATGGAAGCAGTCCATGCAGAATCGCACAGCCAGAGAGCAGTAGTAGTATGGATGAGAGCTTAACGGTAAACAGCAAGTGCTTACCGTAAGACTCATTAACTATTTTAAGGTGCTGCACTTCTGCCGAATGATAGAATAACAGCAACAGAAGCAGTTGCATCTCCCCGACTCCAGTCACTACCAAAGTCAACACCCACGGATGGAGTGATATGTATACCGGCAGCAACAGGTATAGCGTATCCAGCATCCAGCTCAAGACCGTCATAAGAGAAGTCATCTATATCCCATTTGGATAGTGCGGATGCTTGAGCACCCCACAAATCCATTGAAGTTCCTACCGTTCCCGTTATATTTGAGGCTGTCAGGTTCCAATCTGCAGCAGTTGCAAGGTCAAACCCCCCAACTGTGAGCGTGGTGCCCCCACCTATAACGTGGTCACCGCTAGACATCCAATTGTAATGAACGCCACCATCAAGTATACCAATTCCCGCTCCATAGCCTACCCCTACTTTCTTAGAGTCAGACCTACTGAGTTCAACACCGTATGCACTGACAGCCATGTCGTTATCATCTTGGTCAAAGGTGAATGTGTATCCCTCACCTGCCAAACCAAGACTCAGGCTTCCACTATCGGCTAT